GACAAGAGATGCCCTCTGACATAATTAAAACTTACGCAGGTAACAGTACAAAAATAACTAGGAGATAGATATGAGTGACGAGAAACAAGTGGCAACAAAAGAAGAAGCAGGATTACCTTCATCAATATTGTTTGAAGAGGATGCTGCAGCAGGTTTTGAAAATGTAAAGACAACAAGTTTGGCTTTACCTATTTTAAAACTTTTGCAAAATGGTTCTGGAGAAGCACAAAAACGTAATCAAAATTATGTTGAAGGTGCTGAACCTGGAATGTTCTTAAATATAGTTACAAAAAAACTGTATAATGGAGCAGAAGGAATAAAAGTTATTCCTTGTCATTATAAATTAGAATATCAAGAATGGGCTGATTTTGGAACTGGTTCTAATAGACCAGAAAACATTTATTCAGCAGAGTCTGATATTTTATCTAAAACAACCAAAGACACAACCGGTAAAGACAGATTAGATAATGGTAATTACATTCTAACTGTTGGTCAACACTATGTGTTGATTATTGGAGACGATTCTATTGAACAAGCTTTGATATCTATGAGTTCATCTCAAGGTAAAATAAGCCGAGGATGGAATTCTATGATGTTGTCTATTACTTTTGACGGAAAAGACGGGCCTTACAACCCATCTTCTTTTAGCCATAGTTATAAACTAAGTTCAGTTTTAAATTCTGGTAAAGGCAATCAATGGTATGGTTACAACGTTAGTAAAATTGGTCCGGTTCAGGATACAGCTTTATACGAACGTGCAAAAAAATTTTACACTAGTTTAGCTAGCAAATAGTGTAGATAGTGGGCGGTCGATGGAGACGTAGACCGCCCATGTTTAATTAGAGAGCAATATGAAAGAGTTAAATAAATTTATATATATTTTTGAGGGCTTAGACACCGCCCATGGTATCACTAAAAAAAGTGATCAGATTAACGAAAAAGGTAAGAACAAAACTACTTCGTTTACCATACATAAACCACCTATAGAGAAATTGTGGCAAGATCATTTAGATGGTAAGGACCCAGGTCTAGGTATAATTCCAATTAACCAAGAAAATAAATTAAAATGGGGATGTATTGATGTTGATATATATCCAGTCAATCACCAAGAATTTGTAAAAAAACTTCAAGAAAAAAATATTAAAGCAATTGTGTTTCGTTCTAAATCTGGTGGAGCACATATTTTTATGTTTACTAAAACATTTGTTCCCGCAATAGTTATGCGAACAAAATTAAAAATTATCGCGTCTTCAATAGGTCATGCAAGAGCAGAAATATATCCTAAACAAGATTACATTAATGTAGCCAGAGGAGATACAGGTAGTTTTTTAAACTTACCTTATTACGATTCTAAAAATTCTGTTAGGTATGCTTTTAATTCTAAAGGAATTAAAATGTCTTTAGAAGAATTTTTTGATTACCATAATGAAATGGCAATGACAGAAGAAGAATTAACAAATTTTACCATGTCTAGTAAAACAGAAGAAGATGATTTTTTTAAAGGTATGTCTCCATGTTTGGTAACATTATTAAGTGATGGTGTACCGAATGGTCAAAGAAATAATTGTATGTATAACGTAGGGGTTTATCTTAAAAAACGATATCCAGAAAATGATGAATGGCAAGGTCATATGCATATATACGATCAAAAATTTATGCAACCACCTTTAGGTGCTAATGAAATTAACGTTTTAAAAAAATCTTTAAATAGTAAAGACTATCAATATAAATGTAAAGATGAACCTATATGTAGTTTTTGTGATGCTAAAAAATGCGCATTAAANGAATTTGGTATTGGTGATGATGGTCCAACAGCTGAAATTACAGAAATAAGAAAGTATACATCAGAACCTCCAATTTGGTTTGTTTCATTAGATGGCACAACTGTTGAAGTAGATGGTGCAACACTGCATGATCCAGAAAAATTTTCTGTAGCATGTATGGAACAGATTGGAAAACCTTTAATGCCAATACCTAAACATGCATGGAGAAAAGGATTAATAAAATTAATGGCTTCAGCTAAATCTATAACTGCACCTGATTCTTCAAAAATTAGTGTGCAATTAACAGAAGTTTTAGCTGACTATATCAATAGAACTCCAGGTAGAGATAAAGATGATATTTTAAGAGGTGTAGCTTTTACTGATGATAAAGGAATAACTATGTTTAAGTTTGCTAATTTTTGGAAATATTTATTGAGAACTAAATCTTGGGCTGACAAGACTTATCCAAAACAAAAAACCATGCGAATGTTGCAAGATCTATTTCTTGCAAAAGAATCTACTCCAAAAATAGATGGTAAAACACATAGAGTTTTAGAGATGAAACATGTCATGTTAGATAAGCCTAGCACAAAAAAATATGAACTGGAGAAAGAACCATGGCAGTAATTAGAAAAAAAATAATGGGACCACCTGGTACAGGTAAAACACATAGATTAGTGCATCATTATTTAAATGAAGAAATTAATAACTTACATACAGACCCACAAAAAATAGCTTACGTTACTTTTACTAAAGCTGCAGCATTAGATGGATCAAAAAAAGTTCAAGATGTATTTCCTGGAGTAGAACTTTTATATATATCTACTTTACATGCAATGGGTACTAGAGAATTAGATATTTCAAGAAAACAAATACTTACAGGAACGAAATGGATACAATTTAAAAATGTTTACCCTGTTTATTCAGATATAAATTTTGACTCATACGTAAATGAGCATGGAGTTACTATAAATCAAGATAGAAATTTGCAAGTAATAAATTATTCTAGAGCTAAACTAATAACTTTAGAAAAAGCTTGTATAGATTTAAATTATCATGAGGGCGCTGTAGATATATTTCGTGTTCAACAATTGGAAAGAGATATTGAATATTACAAAGGACAAAAAAATATGTATGAATTTTCTGACATGATTAAATTATTTGTTGATGAAGAAAAGCATCTTGCTCTCGATGCAATTTTTCTCGATGAAGCCCAAGATCTGAATCCTTCGCAATGGAAAATGTTTTTTTATATAGAAGCTCTCTGTAAAAGATCGTACATTGCGGGGGACGATGATCAAACTATCTTTAAATTTCAAGGAGCAGAGTCTAATATTTTTATAGATCTAGAAGGTGAAAGAGATGATCAAGAGCAATCTTACAGGGTGCCAAAAGCAGTGCATGAACAAGCGTTAAAAATATTGCCTCACATAACTAAACGAGTTGATAAACAATGGTACGCTAAAAAAGAAGAGGGAGAATTTATAGAAAACTGTTTTTTAGAAGAAATAAATTTTAGTGTAGGGGAGTGGATGATTCTAGCAACAACTAATAAAATTTTAAAAGAATTTGCAGGACATTTTTATAGGGAAGGGTTAAGAATTTTTGGTAAAGGAAATACTATTCTACCACAGACTACACTCGACGCATATAGAACTTGGGTTAAATTAAATCAGGGTGAGTTAGTAAAAATAGATGATGTTAAAAAAATATGGGAATATTTAAACTATAATAAAGGACACGTAAAATATGGTTATTCTAGCGGTAAAACATTAAAAAGTGATGAATTAATTTCATTAGATGTTTTAAAAAAGGATCATGGATTGTTAATTGAAGGTGATTGGGAACAACTTAATTTTGACGATGATATTAAAAAATATATAAAAAGTATTTTAAAAAGTGGTGATGATTTATCAACAGACCCAAGAATAGAATTGTCTACTATACATGGTGCTAAAGGTAGAGAAAGAGAAAACATTGTTTTATGTATGGACTATGGGTCAGAAAAACAATCAGAAATGTTATCACAAAAAGCAATAGAAGATCCAGACACAGCTCATAGATTATTTTTTGTCGGCGTTACAAGAGCAATGCAAAGACTATACATCTTAGCCCCATTAACTGCGAACTACTATAAAATAGGAGAACAAATAATATGAAACCATATGACAAACAAATAGGTGGGGCACACTACCAAAAATATAAAATACAACCAAGCAAGTTTGTAATAGAGAACGAATTGCTATATCCTGAAGGTTGTGCTATAAAGTACATCATAAGACATAGGGACAAAGGAAAGAAACAAGATCTTGAAAAAGCAATACACTTTATAGAAATGATAATTGAAAGGGATTACAAATGATTGACGAATTAAGATTTAAATTAGAAATAATGTGGATAGATCATTCACGTAAAATATGTTTTGTAACAGGTGTTATATTAGGAGCATTGATTTTATAGTGCCAAAAGCTCAAACAGAATGGAATAGTCCTACTTCTTTTCCAGATTTAAAAGATCACAAGTACATAGCAATTGATTTAGAAACTAGAGATCCAACGTTAAAAACACGAGGCTCTGGTGCATTAATTGGAGAAGGTGAGATTGTAGGAATAGCTGTAGCTGTAGAAGGTTGGTCTGGATATTATTCTTTTGGACATTTAAAACAAAATCATTGGGACGAACTTAGCGTTATGAGTTGGATTAAAGATGTGTGTGCATTACCTGTTCCTAAAATATTTCACAATGCTATGTATGATGTTTGTTGGTTAAGAGCATATGGAGTTAAATTTAATGGACACATTGTTGATACAATGGTTATGGCTGCATTGGTTGATGAAAATAAATTTTCTTATTCTTTAAATAGTGCTTCTTATGAATATTTAGGTGAAGTTAAAGATGAAACAGCATTAAGACAAGCTGCATTTGAAGCTGGAGTAGATCCTAAAGCTGAGATGTGGAAACTACCTGATATGGACGTTGGTTCTTATGCAGAAAAAGATGCTGAATTAACATTAAAATTATTTAAAGAGTTATCTAAAGAGATAAAAAAACAAGATCTTACAAATGTATTTAATTTAGAAACTCAATTGTTTCCATGTCTTATAGATATGAAAGTTAAGGGCGTTCGAGTGGACGTTCAAAGAGCTCATATAATAAAGAAACAGTTAGCATCAGAAGAAGAAACATTACTCCTAAAAATAAAAAAAGAAACAGGAATAGAACCTCAAATATGGGCAGCAAGAAGCATTGCCAAAGTTTTTGATAAATTAAAGTTACCATATGAAAGAACTTTAAAATCAAATGCACCTTCTTTTACTAAAAATTTTCTTTCTACTCATGATAATCCCATAGTTCAATGTATAGCAAAAGCTAGAGAAATTAACAAGTCACATACAACATTTATTGATACAATTATAAAACATGAATACAAAGGCCGAATACATGCAGATATAAACCCTATTCGGGGTGAGGGTGGAGGCACAGTTACAGGTAGATTCTCATACTCAAATCCAAATTTACAGCAGATTCCAGCGAGAAACAAGCAGCTAGGACCTATGATTAGATCTTTATTTATTCCGGAAGATAATTGTACGTGGGGATGTTTTGATTACTCACAACAAGAACCAAGATTGGTTGTGCACTATGCAGCTAAAAGTCAAAGTCTTCGTGATTCAAAAGAAGTAAAAAATATTGTTGATGCATTTCATAACAATGAAGTTGATTTCCATCAAACTGTAGCGGACATGGCAGACATTTCTAGAACGCAAGCTAAAACTATTAATCTTGGATTATTTTATGGTATGGGTAAAGCAAAACTACAAGCTGAATTAGGTGTAACTAAAGATGAGGCTGAAACATTATTTAATAAATACCATGACCATGTTCCCTTTGTTAAAAATCTAATGAGCAACACTGCCAAAGACTCAGCAGCTTCTGGTTATATTACTACTTTATTAAAACGAAGGTGTAGATTTGATAAATGGGAATTAAATGAATATACTCCTGGAGTTATTAGTCCTCCAATGACAAAAGCGGAAGCAATAGAAAAATCTATAGTCAAACAATTTGAAACAGAAAAAGTAAGAAACAAATATAAACTTGAAATGAATGAAATTACATTAGAACAAATTAAAAGTAATATTAGACCAAAAGTTAGAAGGGCGTATACCTACAAAGCCTTAAATAAATTAATACAAGGGTCAGCAGCGGACATGACAAAAAAAGCTATGCTAGATTTATACAAAGAGGGCATTGTACCACACATACAAATACATGATGAATTAGATATTTCTGTAGAAAAAGGCAGTAACCAACATGAAAAAATTATTAAAATTATGGAAGAAGCCGTTACATTAAAAATTCCAAATAAAGTTGATTATGAGTTTGGAGATAATTGGGGAGAAATAAAAGGATAATGTTTTTAATAAATACATACTTAGATAAAAGCAAGATACAAGGTGTTGGTGTTTTTTCAAAAGAAAATATTAGAAAAGGACAAAAAATAAAAGAAGTAAGACCTGAATTTGAATTTAGATTTGACACAACGAATTTACCTAAAATGCCTTTAGCTTTTGCTAATTTTATTGAATCACATGGTTATGAAAATAATAAAAAAGAATACGTTTTAAGTATAGATAATGAAAAGTATCTAAATCACAGCACAGATCCTAGTGTAGATGATGATGGAATAGCTTTAAAAAATATTAAGGTAGGCGACGAAATTACCGTAGATTACAGG